GATGAAATATCAACATGCAATAGATTTAGAGATACAGAAAGCTAAGACTCGCGAATATCAAAACAACGCAGATTTTACACGTAAGCAGATGGCTGCTGATATAGATTTTGAACGTAAGCAAGCAGCTAGTGTAGCAAGCCCTGCTAAAGATTACTTAGACATACTTCAGGCTGAAGCGTTAGATAGACAAGGGATGTTAGGCATAGAGAAAGATATAGCTAGATCAATCTTCGGAACAGGTGTCAGGTTGTAATCATGGCACGTGATCCTTTTGACATAATGGTTCAACAGACCAAAAATAGGAGAAAAGCAGGTTCTGGTGATTTTTTAAGTCTTTTTAATAGAGGAGGAGGAGGGGGAGATAAAGATGGAAATGGTTTAGATACTTTTGGTAAATTTTTAGGCGCAGCAGATATGATTGTAAATAGAGATCGTGGTTATCCACAATCAAGAGGATTTGGTGGCTACGGTGGTTCAGATTTTGCGGGTAGTGGTGGTTTTTCACAAGCCTTAGGTGGAACGCCAGGGTACAGTAGTTCTACATTTTTCATGCCGCCGGGTGCAGGTGGTTATGGAGGTGTTGGGGGCTATGGGGGGAAGAGGAGTTCAGGAGACAGATTCAGGAGTGGGTTAGGAGGTGCAGCAAGTGGTGCGTTAGCTGGTGCTCAAGCTGGAGGTGCTCTTGGTCCACATGGAGCTGCGGTTGGTGCTGGTCTTGGTTTCTTAAGTGGTTTCCTTAGCTAAGAAGTAGACAATTTAAAATAAAAGTTATATAAGATTTTTAGGTGTAATTAAAGATGCCACTCCCTATATTACCTGCCTTAGCTGTTGGTGGTTCCGTTCTAGGTGGAATACAAGGATATCGTAGAAGCGGTGGAAATTTAGGCGAAGCAGCCTTAGGTGCTGGAATGGGTGCTTTAGGTGCCTCAGGTCTTGGACAAGCAGGTAGATTTGCAGGAAGTCTTGCAGCAGGGCAAGCTGCAAAATTAGGTACTGGACTCAATCCTCAAATGCTAATGCAATTAAGAAATGCAGCAGCTGGGGGAAACACAGCAGCTCAAGCACTTTTAGCCAAACAAGGTATTGCTAATATAGCGCCTGCTCTCCCAAGTCTAGGAGCAGGTTTATTAGGCGGTGGTGCTCTTATTTCAGGTAATGTCGGAGTTCCTCAGACAATGGGGGCTGGTTCAATGGGAGTACAACAAGGAATGAGTAATGCTGGAATACCTCAAGGTTTAGCAGGAACTATTGGATACGGAATGCCTAAAGGAGAAACAGGATATTTACAGCCTGTGACACAAGGTATAGGACAGTACGGTGGGATTGCACCTATAGGCTCTGATCCTTTTGCTGTTATTGATCCAAGAGGAAGAGATTCAGCTAGACGTCTTATGCAGAGAAAAGAAGGAGAAACTTTAAGAGATAACTTAAATACAATATTACCTACAGTTGAGAAGTTCTCAGATAGAGCTAAGCAAAGAGACTTACAAAGAGGCTTGGCAGCAGAAGGTGTTAAAGCTAATATACAAGGAAACATAGAGCAGCTTCTTAGAGCACAGAATGCTGTAAATGCATTAGCAGCTCAAGGTATGGAGGGTGCAACTAACGCTCTACAAACTCAGTACACTTACTAATAAATGGCAAGTTTTACTCCACAAAACGCGATTGAATTTGCAAGAGCTTTCAATACCCTGCAAAACAAGGGTCCTGTAAGATCTTCGACTGTGGGTTTACCTAGTTATTCACAAGTCTTTGCGCCAGATTCGATACTAGGAGGAACTGTTGCTGCACCTGTTGTTTATACAGGAGCTGGAGCTTCTGCTCAATCTCCATTAGGAAGTTTTTATGATACTGGACAAAATATTATGGGTTTCACTCAGGACATGAGAAACCAAAGTCTTTTTAATCAAGGACAACAAATGGCAATGACAGCTTCTAACTTATATCCAATTCAACGACAAAATGCAGAGTTAGCACTAGAGTTTTTAAAGAAAGGACAAGAGACAGATGCCAATAGACAGAAACAAATTAATTCTGCTTTTAAAGCAGGTGCTGACATGAAACTTGCACAAGCAGCAGCACAGCAGGCCGCTAATCAATTTGGCGCCTTACAACTAGTCAGAAACGTATAGGAGGTTTTAACTATGGGTGGCGGTGGAAGTAGTTCTCAAACAATGGAGAACCTACAAAATACATTACCTCCAAAGCAGGTAATCATTCCTGATGAAAGTGCTACAGGTCAGGTAGTTTTAAATGAAGCTGCAGCAAAACAAGCTCAGATAAATTCAGAGTATGCAGCTAAATTAGATCGATATAATAAACAGTTCTTCACCACAGAAGATATTAGAAAACAACAAAGTTTAGGAGATGAAACACGTTTAACACAAAGAACTCAAGGTCAAGAGGAAAGAGCTACATTAGCTGAGACAGGTAATCAACAAAGAGCACTTAGAAGAGTTGAAGGTCAAGAGCGTAGAGCAGAAAGTGCTGAAGAAGGAGCACAGTTAAGAGGTACTACAAGAGTCAAAGGACAGGAAGACAGAGCAACACTTGCAGAAGGAGGTGGTCAAACTCGTGCTACAGAGAGAGTTAAAGGTCAGGAGGATAGAGGTAGAATTGCTGAAACTGGTATGCAAACAAGAGGAACACGTAGAGTTGAAGGTCAAGAAGCTCGTGCAGGTATTAGGACTACTGGGGATGAAACAAGAAAAACCACTAGAGTTCAAGGTGAGGAAGTCAGAGCAACAGACTTGCAAAGAGAGCAGTTCCGTAGGTATAAAGAAGCTAGAGACTACGCACAAGCTCAAAGTGCCTACCGCGCATGAATGAATGGATCAAATCTCTAACTGATAAAGATAGAGAATCCTTCACTTCTTTTTGTAAAAAGACTTCATCTCCTATTCAAATATATTTATATTCCCGTTTTCTTGGGTTTCAAGGAACGATAGTGGAATGTGATGATTGGTCTACAAAGAAGTTTAAGAAAAGAAATTTCACTTCTGTATTGGAAGGTGAGATTGATGCTATGCAAATGGATATCTCTAAATTAAGAGAAGCCATAGATATGGGGATGGTCAAACAAGATATGGGAGCTGCAAGAATTGCAATGCTTCAAAAAGAATTACGTGGATCTATAAAACAATTAAATGACGAAAAAATATTGATGGATAAACAAGGTTTGATATTAGCTGGAGCAGATAGGGCATTGAGAGAAATGCTTTCTATCTTTCGTGATGATCCTATTGAAGGTCCTTTACAGGAAGCATCAATGGGGGTCTGGACAAAGATATTACAAGAGGAGAGTTAGAATATTTAGTAATTAAAACTAAATAAGATGATTGACACATCGAATTTATTAAATCAAACAATATCATCATTAGCAACTCCTACAACATTTGGCCCTGCTCCACAAGGACCTCCTCCTGGGGCAATAGTTTTTAACCCTGTCCGACCTATACCACCTGGTGCGATAGTATTTAATCCGACAACTGCTCCTACAGATAGAAGAACACCTATACAAAAAAAACAAGAAGAGTTAGCCAAATACGGTGCTCTTGTTAATTTGGCAGGTAATGTTGCAGGTAGCTTAGTACCTGGTTTAAAACCTCTTCAATATGCAGGAGACATACTTAATTTACTTACTTAATTTAAGTAAATAAAGATTCTTCGGCTATGCTACGTGCATGGCAGGAACAAGTATCTACAGTGTTTATCGTCGTACTGCAAGAGCAGCGGCTAAACAACAAGTAGTTAAGAAAACATCTTCAGTTGATGTTGAAAGGGCAAGAACAGATTTTGCTTACTTTTGTACGGTAGTAGGTGATAAACCTCCAGCTAGACATCATATCGAATGGCATAAGTATTTGTGTACAGGAAAAGATAGCGAATGTTTAGTCGGTATTGGTGGACCCAATATAGATATTCTTGCTCCACGTGGTAGTGCTAAATCAACTATTCTTGGTCTTTATACAGCATGGGCTGTTGGTATACATGCTTTAGCAAAACAACCTTTAAAAGTTTTATATATTTCTTACACTGTTGATGTAGCTAGACCTAAGAGTGCAGCAATAAAAAGAATTATTGAAGATAGTAAAATTTATCGCGAAATATTTCCTACAGTGAAAATTGCAAAAGGAATCAATTCAAATGAATATTGGAGCATTGATTGGAAGTTTGCAGGAATAAAGTCAACTGGTGAAGAGGAGTTTACAGTTTGTTGTGCAGGACTAAAAGGTGCTGTTACTTCTAAAAGATCTCATCTTTGCATAATTGATGACGCAATTAAGAGTGCGGATGATATCAAGAATAAAGATATTCGCCAAGCAATGGAGGATAACTGGAACTCTGTTATTGTTCCAACCATGTTTGAAGGTGCAAGAGCAATATGTCTCGGTACCCGCTTTAGACATGATGATATTCATAAAAGTACTTTCATCCCTTCTAATGACTGGGTACAAATTGTTCAATCAGCTATCACAGTTGATAAAGAAGGGGACGAGATATCGTATTGGCCTGAGATGTGGTCTTTAGATTATCTAAGAGATAGGAGAAGACAAGCTCCTGTTGCATTTAGTTTTCAGTATCAGAATCAAATTATTCAAACAAGTGAATTATCTTTGTCACCTGATTTGATTGTTAAAGGAAATATATCAACAGATTTTGAAAGACTTGGTGTAGGTGTTGATTTATCTGCAGGTGTTAGAGAACAAAATGATTACACTGTTTTTGTGATGGGAGGGAGAGTAGGGAACAAAATACATGTGATTGATTGTAAGAGATTAAGAATTATGGGTAACCTTGAAAAGTTAGAAGCATTAATGGAAATGATGGAAGAATGGGGGGTCGTGCATACAGATGGTAAGACTTACTTTGCTACAGGAAGTAATGTAGATATTTGGTCAGAAGCCGTAGCATATCAGGCTTCTTTGGAAGCTGACTTTAGAAGAATATGTCAGGGTGACCATGGATTATATAATTTAATCTGGCATCCAGTAAAAGGTTTTAAAGGAGATAAAGTTGCACGTTTTAGAGGTATTATGGGTCTTTTTGAGCAACGTAAAATCTTGTTTAATAAGTATAGAAAATTTGGTCCATTGACGGATGAAATCATAAATTTTGGCGTCAGTTCACACGATGATTGTGTAGATGCTCTGGTATGGCTATGTAATGGATTAATGACCCGAGGAAAACTAGAGTTAGAGTATTGACGATTTAAACTGGAAAGAACACTAACCAATGTCAACCAGCTACCACAC